CCGTCTGACGTCAGCCTGAAAATCCGCGCGATATGGAAAACGATGTTTAACGACGGTTTTATCCGGGACGGTAGCGATATTGCGCTCGACCGTTTTGTCCAGCGCCAGACCCGTATCCGTAATGGAGGCGCTGGCGTCTCCAGCCTGGAATGGTTGCGCGGTGATGCCGAAGCGAATTTCCTTGAGAGCCTCAAGCAATGGCACATCCGGGGGATGAAAGAGACTATGTTAGCACACCGCGTCCGGCTCCCTGAAAACCCGGTCACCGGTGATGAAAGCCGGGACTATGACACAATCTGCAGCGCTTACGCTGACGCAGCCAGAAGGTGGATAAAATGAGTGACGATCTCTTTGGTGACGTACAGGACGACAGCATTCTGGACCATATCGATGATGAGATGGAGAGTTCCCGCTTTCCGTCGTTGTTGGCAGAACTGAATGCTTTATTGCGTAAGGAGCTTGAACGCTTTGGATATGACCCGCGCCATTCTATTGAGCTGGTCGCTGCCATCAGCAGTAAAATCGGTGGGATGCAGATTTATTTTCCTCGCGGTCAGGTGCTGGAGCAGCTCATCAGGGATATGCGTATCTGGCGTGATTTCAAGGGGAATAACATTCCAGATCTGGTTGAGCGCTACCAGGTGACCTACAAAACGGTGTATAAAGCTATCAAGCGAATGCGACGGCTTGAGCAGCGAAAGTATCAACTGGACTTATTTGGCAAGGACTGACATATGAAATTCTCAAACATCTTAATTCTTGCAGTTATTTTGGGTGGTGGATACACATACTTTTTTTCGAAAGATAAAAGCCCCACTGTAAATGAAAAACTCATTAGCCAATTTGATAAACATGATGTTATCAACAGTAGCGAGTGGGGGAAAGGCAACGTTATTGATGGAGTTCAGATCTATACTGTCCGCAAAGATTACGCAGTATTCCAGAGTATCTGGAGCTTAGGGAGGGGTGAGGCTGGCGTGATGGTTTTAACTGAAGGAAAGGAGCCAAAAATTGAGGCGGCCTTCGCTTTAAGTCAGTGCAATCAACTGGCCAGCGCGGTAATAGACACTAAAGCTGTCGCTACTTCTGATGCCGTATTTTCTGTTTTTCAAAAAGCGCTAAGCGCTGAAAAAGATGATAAAGGAGTATTGCGTGCTACTGGCGAAGTTGGTGGGAAATCATATGATGTATCTGCTCGCGTTATCGACTCGGTGTTAACATTTAGTTGTGGAATAAAAACAACATAATTAAATTCATTAAATGAAGCCGGTAAATCCGGCTTTTTTTTTGCCTGTCACAAAATGGGATTTGTCAGATTGACTCAATCCCAAAGGTGCAGGCATGACAATATCATTTACCCCCGCATTTTCTCACGCGCTCGCTTTCATTCTTGACCGCGAAGGTGGTTATGTTAACGACCCCACCGACAAAGGCGGCGAAACAAAATACGGTATTTCCGATAAACGCGATGGCCTTGCCGATGGCAAAACCGACGTTGATGGCGACGGCAAACCCGATACCCGAATTAAGGACCTGACCGAAGAACAAGCCGGGCAGATTTATTTCCGCGATTACTGGTATCCCTCCTATTGCCCGCAATGGCATGACGGCATCTCCCTTTTTGTGTTTGATTCCGCCGTTCAGCATGGTGCCAAAAAAGCGATCCAGCTCCTGCAGGATGCTGTCGGCGTCACGGCCGATGGCATCGTGGGTCCCAAAACAATCAATGCGGTCAATGGCGCAGATGCTGAATGGCTCCTGACCCGCTGTTTCCTCCGTCGCTCCCGCTATTACGCCGACATCATCAAATCCAACGCCTCACAGGGTAAGTACCTCAACGGCTGGTTTAACCGCCTGGATTTACTGGCGAACGCCTGTCAGGAGGTCATCGGCGGTCAGGTGTCGGTTCCCCGGAGCTGAGTATGGGTAAGGGCTGGGATTCATCGTTACGCGCGGGGCGGCGGGACCGTCTCCGTCAGGAGGTGCTTCACCGGGTTGCCGGTGGCCCTCCGCCCGTTCCACAGGACTACACAGGCTGTGACGGTACTCATGCCAGCTATTACCGCAAAGGCTGGGACTCCGTCGATACAAGAGACATCGTCTGGCAGTGCCAGCGATACAAGGAAAAGCATAATGTTTAAATCGTTGAATACCGGCTGGCTGAAGCTGGCATTACTCCGGGTCTTTCAGTCTGGCTGGACGGTGGTGATTCTGGTGGGATTGTCGCTGCTGTTCTGCAGCTTCACCGGTCGTCAGGCGTTTATTGTCTGGTGGCTGACTTTCGCCGGGGTGCTGTTGATTGGTGCAAGTGTATGGCTCGGTAATCTCCCGTACCGTCTGCTGCAGCCGGGCAGTTCTGCTCGCCGATGGTCAGGTGTGTTGTCCTGGATAATCTGGGGGGCTGGTTTCCTGTTACTGGCCGTGGCACCCGCGAATGCAAAAGACCCGTGGATCCTGCTGTTTAATCCGCTGGCTGGACTGACTGCCTTCCTTCTCTGGTTATGGGCTTCACATAAGGAGCCCCTCAAATGGATCCGATAACCCTTTCCACAGTGGCCTCCGTTCTGCTCAAAGCCGGACCTTCTCTGGTCCGCACTGTCGGAGGCTGGTTCGGCAGCGATACCTCAAGAGCCGCCGACTCGGTGGCCAGTATTGTCGAGACCGTCAACGGTGCCATCAATCCAGCCGACCAGCAGCGTGTTCTGGAGCAGAAGCTGGCGCAATTGCCGCCCGAACAGCTGGTACAGCTGGAGACCCTCAAGGTACAGCTGCAGCAGTTCCAGCTGGAGCGGGACAAGGCGCAGATGGCCGACCAGCAGGCCGCGCAACATGAACAGCAGGAAACCATCCGCAACGGCGATAACGCCACGGACGAATATGTCCGCCAGACCCGCCCGCTGATGGCCCGCTTATCCCTCTACAGCAGTATTGCTTACGTGATGATCATGTCGCTGGGCCAGCAGGCTGGCGCGGTAGCCGGTGCCTTTGGTCATGCGTTTTCCATGCCCGAACCGGACTGGGATATCGCGCTCATGCTGGCGACCCCGGCGCTGGGCTATCTGGGTTTCAGGACGCTGGACGGTTTCGCCCGGTACAGCAAATCCAGCAAACACAAGGTCATGGTGGGTAAATGACCAAAGCATTTGATCGCGCAAGCGACCTTGAAATGGAAGAGCGCGAACGGGCCTTAAACAACCATTTAAACCGGGTTAAAGAGCTGCCGGAGAATTACGGATTCTGTAACGACTGCGGCGCGGCTATTCCGGCAGCTCGACTTAAGGCGCTCCCGTATGTGGCGACCTGTGTCACCTGTCAGTCCATCAGAGATATCAGGGGGAAGCATGGGCTGGGAAATTATTAAGGGCAACTGGGCGATCATCTGGGCGTTGTTTATGTCTGCCGTAAACGTCATTCAGCTCCTGCTGGCCAAAACCTATGTCAAACGCGAGGAGCTGGAGCTGATGCGTACCCGACTGCAGAGCATTGAGAACACTATCGCCGGGCTACCCAGCCAGAAAGACCTTCACCAGCTGCAGCTGGAGATGAGCAACCTGCGGGGCGATTTGCGCGAACTGGGCCCGGCGATTCGCCAGGTGAAACACGTCAGCGATCTGCTTCTGGAAAATGAGCTGAAGGAAAAATAAGAGGTGACTATGCGTGACATTCTCGACCAGGACCAGCGCCTGGTTATTTTGCGATCTCTTGTCGAATGCGGCGACAGCGCCAACGAGTCGATTCTGCAGACGTGCCTGCAGACGTATGGTCATCGCGTTTCCCGCGATACCGTGCGCACACATCTGGCGTGGTTGCGTGAGCAGGGTCTGGTCAGTCTGACGGATGTTTCCGGCTGTTATGTGGCTGAAATCACCGGGCGCGGTGATGACGTCGCCAGCGGTCTGGCCACGGTTCCGGGGGTGAAAAAGCCCCGCGCGAGGGGGTAATCATGGCGAAGAAAAAACCGTTACCTGCTGCAGCGCGTAGTGCCATCAGACGGCTCGCTGCCGCGTTTGTCTGCGCTGAACTTGAGCTGCAGGTTGTGGCGAAGTTCGTCGAAGAAAAAACGGGCAAGCCCTATGACCGCAACGCTTCTGATAGTTATCTCAATTCGTTTCTGGATTCCGATCCAGAAGTCCGCCGTGTGTGGGAACTGATGCAGAAAGATATTGTATCCGCCCGCAAAGACTTTGCCGACCGGCTGGGGAGAGACCGTGACTGCTGAACAACGCCCGACCCGTGGTCGCCCCTCCAAAATCGACCTGCTGCCGGATGGCGTTCGCGACCAGTTGCACCAGATGCTGCGTGAGAAACGTCATACCCAGGAAGAAATCCGCGAAGCGATTAATGAGCTTATCGACAGCCACAACCTGCCGGAGGATATGAAGCTCAGTCGCACGGGCCTGAACCGCTACGCCAGCCGTATGGAGGAGTTCGGAGCAAAGATTCGCGCCTCCCGCGAAATGGCTGAAATCTGGGCCGCGAAGCTGGGTTCTGCGCCGACGTCTGACGTCGGCAAATTGTTGATGGAGTTTGTGAAAACGCTGGCATTCGAAACGTCGATGTCACTCGCTGAAGAAAAAGGCCCGGTTGAGCCGAAGGCCCTCGGCCAGCTGGCGCTGGTTGCTCAGCGTCTGGAAGCCGCCGCGATGGCCAGCCACAAACGCGAGAAAGAGATCCGCCAGGCCTTCGCCGAAGAAGCCGCCGCGCAGGCGGAGAAAATCACGAAAAGTGCCGGGCTGTCTGCGGAAACCGCCGCTGATATCCGTCGCCAGATTCTGGGGATCGTATGATGGCCGGACCATTGTCAGCGCAGGAACAGTTACGTAATCAGTCCGCCAGCGCCATTCTGGCGGGCGAGTTCGACGCGGATCAGGTGCTGCTGCCGTATCAGCGCCGCTGGATTGCGGACACGTCCCAGCTCAAGATTGCCGAGAAATCCCGTCGTACCGGCCTGACGTGGGCGGAAGCCGCCGAGGCGGCGCTCAGCGGGTCAATGTCACCGGAAGCCGGAGGAACCGACACCTTCTATGTCGGCACCACCAAAGACATGGCGCGTGAGTTTATTGACGCCTGCGCCATGTGGGCGAAGGCATATAATCTCGCGGCCTCCGCGATTGGCGAGGAAGCGCTGGAGGATGACGACAAGGACATACTGGTTTACGTCATCAACTTTGCCAGCGGCTTCAAAATCAAGGCGCTGTCGTCAAACCCCTCTAACCTGCGCGGTATGCAGGGTAACGTCATCATTGACGAAGCGGCATTCCAGAAAGACCTCGCTGCCGTGCTGAAAGCGGCGCTGGCGCTCACCATGTGGGGGTCTAAGGTCCGTTTGATCTCCACCCATAACGGCATTGAAAACCTGTTCAATACCATCATCACTGACAGCCGCGCGGGCAAAAAACGGTACTCCGTTCATCGTATTGATATCGAGCTGGCCATCAGCGAAGGGCTGTATCGTCGTATCTGTCAGGTGACGAAAAAGCCGTGGTCACCGGAAGCCGAGGCGGAGTGGCTGGCGAACCTGCTGAGCGATACCGCCACCGAAGAAGACGCCCGCGAGGAATACTACTGTGAGCCTAAGAACGGCGGCGGCACCTATCTGGCCCGCTCCATCCGTGAACGTGCTGCGCGGGGCCCCGGTCCCGTTCTGCGCTTCACCGGTACGGCTGAGTTCAATGCCATGCCGGAAATCATCCGGGCGCTGGATATGCAGGAATGGCTGGATAAGGAGGTGCTGCCCGTGCTGAACACGCTGCCGCAAAACCTTCGCCACTGCCTCGGAGAAGACTTTGCGCGGTCGGGCCACCTGACCGTTTTTGCGCCGATGACCGTCAACGATGATACCACCCGCACCGTGCCGTTCCTGGTCGAGCTGGCCAATGTGCCCTACAAGCAGCAGGAGCAGGCGCTGTTCTTTATCTGCGATCGGTTGCCCCACCGTGACGGTATCAAGCTCGATGGCCGGGGGAACGGTAACTATCTTGCCGAACAGGCGGCGGAGAAGTACGGCGCTGAGGTGGAGGTGGTCATGCCATCCGTCGCCCACTACCGCGAGAACATGCCGCGCTTCAAGGCTGCGTTCGAAGACGATGAACTGGTACTGCCGAAGCATGAGGACGTTATCAGTGACCTCGGGCAGATTGTCGTTCAGCGCGGGGTGCCAGGTATTGATGACCGGGAGAACACCGGCAGCGATGGCCACAAGCGTCACGGCGACAGCGCGTATGCGATCTTCCTCGCCTTTCTCGCCAGTAAAGAGGACTGCCAGCGCTACGAACTGCACCGGCTTAACACTCCCCAACAGCAGCGCAACAGCGACAGTCATCGTCAGTTGCGTATCACCCGTGGTCTTAAAAATCAGCGAGGACTGCTCTGATGTTAAAAAAACTTACCGGGGCCATCCGCAGCCTGTTGAGTCCCTCAACGGGTGAGCCGGTCACTGTCAGTGAATCGGATATGAAACAGGCTGAAGCGAGGGCCGGGAGCGTCAGCGTCAGGCGACCCTCTCCGGGCATCAGCGTGGCGAGTACCTTATCTCCGGCCAGACTGGCCGGGGTGTTACGTGATGTGACCGAAGGCAATGCCAGCGATTACTTTATCCTGGCCGAAGAAATGGAAGAGCGTGACCTGCACTATTCCAGCGTCTTACGTACCCGTAAGCTGACCGTCGCCGGTATTCCTCCGGCAGTGGAAGCGGCGAGCGACGATGAACATGATGTGATGCTGGCTGATGCCGTACGCGATCTGATTGAGCAGCCGCAGATACCTGAGCTGCTGTTTGACCTGCTTGACGGGCTCGGCAAGGGTGTGGGTGTCTGCGAAATCCTCTGGGACACCCGTGACGGCTGGAAACCCCGCGACTACGAATGGGTTGACCCGCGTTTCCTCAAAACTGACCGCGAAACCCTGCGCCAGTTCCGCCTGCTGACCGATGAGCAGCCGGTTGATGGTATCCCGCTGACGCCAGGTAAGTATGTTATCCATTATCCCCGCCTCAAGTCCGGTCTGCCCCTGCGTAACGGTCTGGCCCGTCTGGTGGCGGTGATGTATATGCTGAAGTCCTTCACCGTCCGTGACTGGTGGGCGTTCGCCGAGAAGTTTGGCATTCCCATCGTCGTCGGCAAGTACGGGACCAATGCCTCCGATGAGCAGATTAAGATCCTCATTGACGCCATCAGTTCCATCGCTTCCGATGCCGGGTGTGCTATCCCCCAGAGTATGCAGCTTGAGATGCAGGAGACGGCCAGCCGTAACGGCGGTGGTGCTCTCTTTAAAGAAATGGCGGAGTGGTGCGACGCCCAGACCAGTAAGGCCGTACTGGGGCAAACTATGACCACCGATGACGGCAGTTCGCGGTCTCAGGCCGACGTACATGACCGGGTGCGTATGGATATTGCCCGCTGGGATGCCCGTCAGCTGGAAAACACCCTCAATGAGTTTCTGGTCCGTCCGTTTATTCAGTTCAACTACGGCCCGCAGGAAAAGTATCCGCGTGTGAAGCTGGCTATCAGCGAGCCGGAGGACCTCAAAGCCTTTGTCGATGCGCTTATTCCCCTGGTTGATCGTGGTTTGCGGGTGCAGGAATCAGAGGTCCGGGACAAGTTTGGTCTGGGTGAGCCGGAGACCGGCGCGGTAGTACTCTCGCCGTCCAACAGCTTCTCTGCCTTCAGCCCGGCACCGGCGCTCAACCGTGAGCAACTGGCGCTTAACCGCTCGCAGGACGATGCGATTGATGCGATGGTCAGCGAGGCGCTGAAGGACTGGGAGCAGACCGGCGATACATTTACCAGTCCGGTGCTGCAGCTGGCGAAAGACGCGGGGAGCTTTGAGGAGTTTCTGGCACGTCTGCCGGACCTGCAGAAGACGCTGGAACCTGCCGCGTTCGTCGAGCAGCTGGCGATGCTGAGCTTTAAGGCACGTGCACTGGGAGATGCGAACGATGGCTAAAGCTCCCGATATTATCCCCAAAGAGGCACTCGCCTGGCTGAAGTCGAAAAAGCTGACGCCGGGCTTCGATTATCGCGATGTCTGGAAGCAGGAGCACAGCATCGGTTTTACCGTGGCGAAGATGACGCAGCTCGACCTGCTCTCAGACGTCAAAGCGCTGGTCGAAGACGCGATGGCCAGCGGTCAGTCTTTCGCTGAATTCCGGGAGGTGCTGAAGCCTCTGCTGGTGAAGCGTGGATGGTGGGGTCAGCAGATGATGGATGACCCGCTGACAGGTGAGACAAAGACGGTGCAGCTCGGCAGCGATCGTCGTCTGCGCACCATCTACGATACCAACATGCGTACTGCCCGTAGTGCTGGTCAGTGGGAACGTATTCAGCGTACTAAACGCGCAATGCCCTATCTGCTCTATACGCTGGGTCCGTCACGCGAGCACCGCGCCGAGCACCTGAAATGGGCTGACCTCTGCCTGCCCGTTGACGACCCGTTCTGGCAGACACACATCGGCCCCAACGGCTGGGGCTGTAAATGCGGGGTTCGCCAGGTCAGCAAATACGAGTACGATCAGTTGCAGAAAAATGGTGTCCCGCGCAACGTGCAGCAGCTCGACGACAGCGGACAGCCAACCGGCCATGTTATCCGCCAGACCGTCCCGATCCGCACCGAAGCCCCGCCGGTCAAACGGGTGAAGTGGGTGAACAAGCGCACCGGCGAAGAGGAGATGGTGCCGGAAGGGATTGATCCGGGCTGGGACTACAATCCGGGCACGCGCCGACAGGCTGAACTTGAGCGCCAGCTGGCCGCGAAGCAAAGCGCCTTCGACAGTGATAACTAAACGCGGCGGTAATCCGCCTCAAACGCGCTCAGAGACTTTACCGGCATTTGTGGTACGATGATTCTCTGAAAATTTCTTAAACGCGCCACGGCGTTTTTGAACGGGGTTTGAACGGTGTTCCCGCTGCGCTTGCCCGGCACTCTTCCTTTATATACAGGGAAAGCGGTTAATCCACTTTCTTCTCCCGCATCGCCGACACTGTCCGTCAGTTACCTTTAACGACGGACAGCACCATGCCAAAGCCTGCAACACAACTCGAATTTCTGGCCCTGTGCTTCGAGCTTCCCGACCTGTCGGATGCCAGCACGCCGCTGCCGGAATGGTTGCCGATGATCCCTGCGGGCACATTCACTGGCCGGGATGGCCGTACGTGGGTAAACGACAATCCGCAGGCCATTATTGCCACGTCCTTTCGTTACCCGACGTTGCCGTTTGATGCCGAACACTCCACCGAGCTGCTTGGGCCTAAAGGTGAAGAAGCTCCGGCTTATGCCTGGATTGATGCCATGCGCGTCAACGCCGACGGCAGCATTGACGGTCATATCGAATGGACGCCTGACGGCGAAGCGCTCGTTCGCGGTAAGAAGTACCGCTATTACAGTCCGGCTTTCCGTCATTTCCCTACCGGTCAGGTCTCGCATCTTTCCAGCGCTGGACTGACCAACAAACCCAACCTGTATTTACCCGCTCTTAACTCGGAGAACACCATGCCTTTACCTGTGCAGATTGCCACGGCGCTGGGGCTGGCTGAGACCGCGTCGGTTGACGATGCCGTATCAGCGATCCAGACCATCAAGAACAGCGAACAGACCGCGCTGAACCGTGCTCAGAACCCGGACCTGTCAAAGTTCATCCCGCAGGAGACCTATCAACTGGCGCTGAACCGCGCTCAGACAGCGGAAGATCGTCTGAAGACACTGGATGAGAAGACGGCCACCGCGCTGGTTGACGATGCCGTAACCGCCGGGAAAGTCGCGCCCGCTAACCGCGATATGTATCTGGCCCTTTGCCGCAGTGAAGAAGGCCGTCAGCAGTTTGCCGAGTTCGTGAAAACTGCGCAGCCGCTGGTCAATCAGGACCCGTCCAAAGGTAAAGAGAACAAGGGGCAGCAGACCACGCTGACCGAAACCGAACTGGCGATGTGTCGCAGCATGGGTCTTACCCAGGAAGAGTTTCTCGCCGCTAAACCGAAACAGGAGCAATAAGAATGCCGCAACCGTCAGCAGAAATCCTGCACGCGCTCACCACCTCCCTGAGCGCAGCTTTCACCCGAGGTCTCGCAGGTGTGACTCCGCAGTACCTGCGCATTGCTACCGAAGTGCCGAGCGGCTCCGCGTCCAATACGTATGGCTGGCTTTCGGACTTACCGACCATCAAAGAGTGGGCCAGTGAGCGCCAGTTCGCGCAGTTGTCTCAGTACGGCTACACCATCGCCAACAAGACCTGGGAAAACTCGATCCGCGTCAAGCGGGAAAATATCGAAGACGACCAGATTGGCCAGTACAGCGTCATTGCGCAGGCGTTCGGTCAGCAGGTCGCCGAATTTCCTGACACGCTGAGCTTCCCGCTACTGGTTGCCGGTTTCTCCACGCTGTGTTTTGACGGCCAGAACTTCTTTGATACCGACCATCCAATGGCGGGTGGGACCTACAGCAACATTGTGGGTGATATCGCGACTGACAAAGGTGAGCCGTGGTTCCTGATTGATGAAAGTCAGGTGCTGAAACCCATCCTTTACCAGAAGCGCCGCGCCTTTAACTTCCAGGCACTGGATGACCTCAGCAGCGAACACACCTTCAAGAACAATGAGTTCCTGTATGGCGTGGATGGCCGTTGCAACGTCGGTTTTGGCTTCTGGCAGACCGCCTGCGGGTCCCGCGCACCGCTGACTGTCGCCAACTATGAAGCGGCGGTGAAGGTGCTACAGGGTATGAAGCGTGATTCCGGTTCGCCGCTGGGGATCCGTCCGACCACGCTGGTCGTGGGTCCGAACAACCGCGCAGCCGCGAAGAAGATCATCGACGCAATGCTGGTCGATGGCGGTAACTCCAACATCTATTACAAGGATGTGGAAATCGTCGACAGCCCGTTTATCACCACCCCGGCGTAATCGCCAGTCTGCGTTTTAAAACCGTTACAGCGGGCGTTAAACCCGCTGTAACCCACCTTTAAAGAGGATGGAACAGTGAGTGGAACGAAAGAAAAAACAACGGGTAAGCAAAACGCTAAAGGTCGCGCTGGCAAGGTTTCAGCGCCGGAAGTGGCACAGGCTGATGCATCTGACCTGCCGGGAGCTGAACGGTCAGTCACATTACCAGGGCATTACGTTGCGGTGGGTGCGTCCCCCGTCAGCCTGAAGCCTGGCGATGCTGGTGCGCCTCCGTCATCTGATGACGTCATTACCCTGACCGGGGACAACGTCAGCATTTCTGCCCCTGCGATTCACATTTCAGCGGAGCACCTTAATTCCGTACAGCGTGAATTACAGACAAACCTGACCCCCGAAGGTCTGGCCGCCGGTGGCGGAAGTGAGAACCTTATCACCGCGTCCCCTGCAACCGACGATGTTGTAGTGCTGGAGGTTCGCGCCAGACATGAGCGCGGGTTCTGGCGCTGTGGCCGCTTCTGGCCGCGTGAGCCGGTGCATGTGTTTGTCAGCGACGATCCCGATGGCGATAACGAGGCGAACGCGCTGGAGGGTGATGTGGTGGTGGAGTGCTTCATCAGTCACGAAACCGCCGAGCGACTGAAGGCTGAGCCTCATCTGGTGGTGGCGGTAGTGCCGGTTCTGCAGGTGGCGGAGAAAGACTGATGGGAATTTACGTTACCCGTGATGACCTGCTGGCTGCGGACGGGTCGCTGGTCTGGACTATGGCCATCGACAAGGCAACGAACCAGCTCGACGAGACGAAGATAGCCACGGCCATCGAGGATGCCGACGCGGAGATCAACTCGTTTCTGTCAAAGCGCTATCAGTTGCCGCTGAACATCACCACCGTTCCGCGCCCGCTGCACCGGGTGGCCGTATCCATCGCCATTTACTGGCTGTCCGAGCGTGACAATCAGATCACCGACCTGATTCAGAAGCGCTACGACAGTGCCGTCCAGACCCTGAAGGAGATGGCGAACGGCACCCGTGACCTTGGTCTGCCGACCGACACACCAGCCCCGGAGACCGATAACGGCAGGATGATTGTTGTCTCCGATAACAAACGCCTGTTCACCCGCAACAACCTCAAAGGGGTGCTGTGATGGGTATCGCCGTTGAGGTTATCGGCGCTGAAAAGCTGCAGCAGATGCGGCTGGCCATCGAGAAGCTCTCCGACAGTTCGCTGCAGCAGGAGCTGCTGGAGAGCATCGGGGCCGTCGTGGAGTCGCAGACCCGCCGCCGCATCAGTGACGAGAAAACCTCACCGGCTGGTGAGCGCTGGGAGGAATGGTCCGAGGGCTACCGTAAGACACGCAGCGGAAATCAGAGCCTCCTGCAGGGCAATGGCGATCTTCTCGACAGCATCCAGTACATCGTCGAACGTGGCCGGGTCCGCGTCGGTTCGCCGCTCAGTTACAGCGGCGTTCACCAGGACGGTTTTGCAGGTAGCGTCCCGGTCAGCGCCCACAAACGTCTCATTCATCAGGCGTTTGGCCGGGCGCTGAAGCATCCGGTCTGGCAGACCGTCGGTTCCCATAATCGCATGATGGATATTCCGCAGCGCGAGTACCTCGGGCTGTCCACTGCAAACAGTGATGAGCTGATGCATGTCATCGGCGACTTCTGGAAAGAGGTATTACCGTGAGTAATGAACGTCCGTCCCTGCTGACCACCGGCTCCACGGTCTCCGCCGCTGAGAACATCGTGGCGTGGCTGAAGCCGGAACTGCTGAACGAACCTCAGCAATACAAGCCTGACCGCGTCAGCGTCATCGAACGCCACATCGGCCAGTTCAGCACCCCGGCAGAGGTCAAAACCTACCTGACGGATCGTGATGGCTGCATCAGGCTGGCTGCGCTGCGGGTGCGCAATATCCGCGCTCAGGCAGGCGGCACCGTCGGCGATATCACCTGGGCGGCGTACGTCATGGCCACCGATGCATGGGGGTATACGCGCGACACTCGCTGCGAGGTACTGGTCGGAAAGCTGGTGCGCCGTATTGTCCAGCGCGGAGCCGCTAACGGTATGAAGGCTGAACGTCTGGCCACCTCCGTCAGCGCCGACAATATCTATTCCGGCGGGCTTAACGAGCTGGGCCTGACCATGTGGGCCGTGACGTGGGAACAGGAGTTCCGTCTGGATGATGAAATCGACCTTGCCACCCTCCCGGACTTCCTGCGACTGGGGGCCACGCTGCAGGTCGGCGATGGCACCACCCCGATTGAAGACGTTATTAACGTAAGAGAGCCGTAACGATGAAGAAACATATCAAGCCCGCCCGCGCGGGGCTGCAGGTGCGAAAAGCTGATGGCCAGCGCCTCAGTCCTGAAGGGGAAACGCTCCTCATGAGTGCATGGTGGCATCGCCGCGAAGCTGAAGGTGATGTTGTTATCACCGGTATCCAGGCTGAATCCGTAACCGAACCGGCGGAAGTCCGCCAGACCCGAACCGCAAAGGAGAAGTGATATGTCGTCACTGGGTAATATTCCTGCTGATATCCGCGTTCCGCTTGTGTACATCGATATTGATAATTCTCAGGCGCTCGACAGCGCCCCGGCGCAGTCGCGCAAAATTATCGTCATCGGCCAGCAGAGTGCGACCGGCACCGCTGCCGTTATGACACAAAACCGCATCACCAGCGACGGCACCGCTGACCAGCTTTATGGCAAAGGCTCCATGCTGGCCGGGATGCTCAAAACCCTGCGTAAGGCTAACAGCTATACAGAAGTGTGGGCGATGGGCCTGGCTGATATCGCCGCCGGTGCTGCCGCAAAAGCAGAGCTGGCCATTACCGGCCCGGCCACCGCTGCGGGTACGCTGGCCCTGCTGGTTAACGGTATATCGGTGCAGGTTGGCGTCAGCGCTGACGATACCGCCGACACTATCGCGACAGCCATTATCGCCGCCGTTAACAAACTGCCCGATACGCAGGTTACTGCTGCGCTGAAAGCGGATTCGACCGACGTCGTCACCCTGACCACCAACTGGAAAGGCGCGACCGGTAATGCGATGGACGTCCGTCTCAACTACTACACCGGCGAACAGACACCTGCTGGCGTTGCTGTTGCACTGACCGCTTTCTCCGGCGGCACCGGCACCCCGGATATTGCGGAGGTTGTCGCGGCGCTGGGCGATGACTGGTACACCGATATTGTGTTCCCGTTCAACGATACGCAGAGCCTGAATACTATCCGGGATGAACTGCTCGAACGCTGGGGGCCACTCAGGATGATTGAGGCGCAGCTCTGGACGGCCTTCCGGGGCACCCATGCCGAAAGCGGCACCTTTGGCGAAACCCGCAATGACTGGCTGATTTCCTGTATCGGGACCAACATCGCACCGCAACCGCACTGGCTGTGGGCGGCATCTTACGGCGGTATAGCGTCATACTATCTGGCCAACGACCCGGCCCGTCCGCTGCAGACGCTGGTGCTGCCAGGAATCCTGCCGCCGGTCAAGACAGTACGCTGGGATATGCCGGAGCGTAACCTGCTGCTGCATGACGGCATCGCCACCCATTACGTTGACGCCAGCGACAACGTCTGCATCGAGCGTGAAATCACTATGTACCGCGTCAACCAGTATGGTGACGCCGATACGTCGTACCTCGACGTGCAGTCACCGGCGACGCTGGGGCGTATCCGCTACGTCATTAAAAACCGGTTCACCAACCGCTACCCACGTCACAAGCTGGCCGGGGATGATGTGCTCGACCTGCTTGATCCGGGTCAGCCGGTGATGACGCCGAAGATTGCCCGTGCCGAGCTGCTGGATATCGCGCTGACTGAGCTTATCCCGGCGGGTCTGGTTGAGGACTTTGACGACTACAAAGACACGCTGGATGTGTACCTCGACGGCGACGATAAAAACCGCCTGAACTTCATCTGCCACCCGAACCTGGTCAACCAGCTGCGAGTGCTGGCCGGTCTTATCCAGTTCAAACTTTAAGGAGCACTTATGAGCATTCTGGGTATGGCGGCCATCCGTATTAATGGCCGCGAAATTAAAACCGAGGGTAAATCTACCCTCAATCCGGGCGGTAAGGCCCGCACGCAGCATATGGGAGCCGGAAAGGTCTGGGGAAACTCCGGCAAAATGGTGGGTCCCTCGATCCAGATGACCATCGCGGCCGCGCAGGATATGGACGTTATCGAAATCAGTAACTGGGAAGGCGTGACGGTGATGTTTGAGGGCGATAACGGCCTGACCTACATGATGACCGGGGCAGCGACAGATAACCCGGCCACACTGGACGAAGACGCGGGCACTATCAGTGCCAACTTTATCGGCGAAAAACTGGTGAAGGTATAAAGCATGGCACAGATGACACTGACGTTAATTCACGGCTACATCACCGGTAAAGGTACTGACGATGAGATGCGGCATCGTACCGTTACCTTTCGCGAGCTGACCTCAAAAGACGTTATCGATGCTCAGCTGGAGGCCGAGCGCGTGGTTATCGGGGAGAACGGCAAGGCCGTGGCGTACTGCTCTGAGGTGCTGATGGGACTGGGTATGCTGCGGAGACAGATTGCCTCGGTGGGCGAGATTCCGGGGCCATTGTCCCTGAAGCAAATCTACGCCTTTCACCCGGAGGACCTGGAGTTACTCAGCAGTAAAGCTGCTGCACTCGATGACCTGCTTTCGGAGACCGCGTCACGGGGGCGATCTGGTGCCGCTGGCGACGGCGCTGAGTAACCTTATCGTCAATCTTTCCCAACGATTTGATATGTCCTACCTGCAGCAGTTGCCTCTCCGGCAGCTGCTGCGCCTGACAGAGCAGCTGAGGAAGCAACATGGCAAACCGCCTCACCACTGAAATACTCATCAATCTGGCAGGTAACCTGACCGCCAAAGCCCGCCAGTACGGTGCCAACATGTCCGAGTTCGCCCGTACCAATCAGCGGGCAATGTCGGTTGTCAAAGCGACATCTGCTGCTGCAGGTCGTGGCCTTGATGCGCTGGGAAATCGATACACCACTATGATTGCAGGCATTGGAAGCAGTATGACAGTTAAAAATGTTGCTGATTTTGATGCACAGATGAGGCGTATGGGTACGGATGCACAGTTAACTGCAGAACAGGTAAGCAAATTAAGGGAAAAAATCCGTGAGGTTTCTAACGAAAGTGATATCAGAATTGATCCATCCGCCCTTGGTCAGGGAGCTAGTGAGTTACTCGGCTTAACCGGCGATGAAAAATTTCTTGATGAGAACATGAGAAATCTGGGTCTCACCATGCAGGCCTTTGGTGTTGATGGGCAGACAGCCGCAGGACTACTGGCACAGTTCTGGGAGAAAGGTGTTAAAGGGGCAGATGATGTCAGCAATATGCTGGATAAGTTGTATCAGCAGTTCGCAGTGGGTTCAGTAAGTGTCTCTGATATTGCGAAAGTAGCTCCCAAACTCTTTTCTATTATTGGTGAGCAGGGGCCGACTGCCATTGCCCAGATGGGAGCATTTGCACAGGTTTTCGCTAAAACCAAAGGAAGCGCCGACGAGGTTGTTACCAGTATTCAGGCGATGTATGCATCCTTGCAAGACAAGAAGAACATTAAATTTCTTCAGCGTCAGGGGATTGATGTTTTCAAACCAGGCACAAAGGACTTTAAGCTTCCGTTTGAGTTAATGAGAGAAATACTCAAGCGCGCAAAAAATGACCCCTTGAAGCTGCAGGATGTATTCGATCAGACGGGAATGCAGGGTATTAACGCATTGTTAAAACCTGAAAACATGAAGCTTATGGAGGAATTGATTTACGGCACAGCTGAATATGGTGCAACACAGAAGGCGGCAAAAACCAACGCAGAAGGATTTAATGCGGCTCTTCAGTCGTTAAATAACGAATGGCAACGTTTCGCTGAATCAAACCTTGCTGAACCTATCCAGGATCTGGCTGATGCGCTGAATTCTGTCGATCATGAGACTGTGCAGCACTGGCTTGAGGTGGGTAAAAACGTTGCTATCGCCGTCGCTGGAGTAATTGCAGCACGCAAGGCTTTTCAGTTTGGTAAAGGTGTCTGGGATTTATTTGGTGGAGGAAAACCCAAAGGGATCCCCGGTGGAGTTACGGACATATTTGGCTCAGGTGTCATGCCTGTCTATGTCGTTAACATGCCTGCCGGGCTCGGTGGCGGTGGCGGTGACAACGATATTTCCGATGCGCTCGGCGATGCAGGGGATCTGCTTGGTGAGCGTAATGGGCGATGGGGGCGCGCCGGCCGCTGGCTGGGAAGATTGGGCAAGATGGCCGGTATTGCTGGTGTCGGATATACCCTCTATGACGAAGCGAAACAGCGATATGAGTCATATGACAACATCAGTGGATTAACGCAGGATATCTCGAAAAACGATAATGCGACCCCAGAGGAAAGAGCCTTTGCCGCCGAGAGTAACCAGAACCGTGAGCACATGTCAGCGTTGTGGGACGAAATCAGGAGCTGGTTTGTCTCAGTAACTAACGATCCGCAGATTGCTAACCCGGCACCGTGGGCATCTATGCAGCCACAAAACCAGCCTGGCTATCCGTTCCTGCAACAGCCTGAGCTGAAAGGCAGCATCGAGGTCTCCGTTAAAGATGATCGGGTACAGGTGACCAGCATTAAGGTCAATGCTCCTGGCGTCACCATGAGTGCCTCCAGTGGTGTTCGCAACATGGAGCAGCAGTGATGGCCACTCAATGGGAAGACCTCCGCGATGCCTCATTCCGGGGCGTACCTTTCTTTTTCCGCGACGTCGAGGGGACTGGCGGTCGCCGCGCAATCCCTCACGCCTACCCCAAAAAAGAGGTGGGCTGGACGGAAGACCACGGTGCGGTGCTGACCCAGCAGCAGATTAACGCGATCCTGCTCGGCAGTGACTACATCGACCAGATGAACCGCCTGCTGGCTGCGCTCAATACTGCCGGTCCCGGTGAACTGGTGCATCCGTGGTTTGGCGTGCAGAAGGTTCAGGTGGGCCGGGTCTCGCATCGTCTTTCTACCGAGGAAGGCGGGATTGCCTACGTTTCCTTTGAGTTGTACGAGGCTGGTGAACAGCTGTTTCCGTCCGGCACCGAAGACACCAGCGCCACCACACTCAGCGCGGCGGATAAGGTCAGGGAAGCACTGGCCAGCGGGGATTATTTTGCGGCGCTCGATGGCGTCGGCAGCATGGTGGACACCCTGCTGGAAGATATGGAGGGCTTTGTCACCAGCCTGCCGACCCTGCCATCAGCGCTCAGTGAGTGGATGGACCGCCTCAACCGGTTTAAGGACCTCGCCGGTATTGTGGCCGCCGCGCCTGGTGAAATGATCCGCGATATCACCGGTCTCATCAGCGATATGAAAGACCTCGTCTCTGAGCCGCCGTTCGCCCTGCGGGTCTATGACCAGTTGCGCGACAAATGGGAAGGCGACCGGGCGGCTCAGTCTGCAACCAAATCCCTTGTCGATAACATCAGCGTGAACACCGATAGCGGCTTTGCCAGCAGCGTCACCCCGGCATCGACGCCGGAGATCACGGCGGCGATGAAGACCAATATCGTTGACTTCAGACGTCTGGTGATTATCTCCACGCTGGTCGCTCAGGCTGAAGCAGTGGCCACCGCGACCTTCGAGACCGGCCAGGATGCGCAGAGCACCGGCGATCAGCTGGCGGAACGTCTCGGCGAGACCGCCGCAGAAGCCGTCGAAAGCGGCCTGCGTGAGCTGTGGCGCTCCCTTCGCGAGCTGCGGTTCGCTGTGGTCAATGATGTTCGCATCCGCAGTATCCAGTTGCCGGAGCTGCGCCGCGTCACACCTGTCCGGACTGTACCGGTGATGTTGCTGGCCTACCGCGAGACCGGCGACGCTGAGAATCGTGATGAGCTGGTAACCCGCAACCAGCTGCGCTATCCCTCCTTTATTACGCCTTCACAGACGATTGAGATCATCAGCAATGACTGAAGAGTTAACCCTGAACGTTGACGGCAAGGTCTGGGGCGGCTGGACGGATATGACCATCAACCGCTCGCTGGAGTCCGTGGCGGGCGAGTTTGATCTGACCGTCACCGCCCAATGGTCATCTGCCGCGCCGCGCTCCATCAAACCCGGTCAGTCCTGTACGGTCTCCATCGGCAGCGACCGCGTCATGACCGGCTACATCGACGACTTTATTCCCAGCTATGACTCGGAAAACGTCTCCCTGCGCGTCATGGGTCGCGACAAGACCGGCGATCTGGTGGACAGCTCGGTGGTCGATAAGTCCGGCCAGTGGAAAGGTCTGAAGCTGGAGCAGCTTGCGGCCACCATCTGCAAACCCTACGGCATCGAGGTGCTTAACGAGACCGATACCGGCGAGGCGTTTGCCAGCATCACCCTGGAACAGGGCGAAACGGGCTTTGAACTGCTCGACCGTCTGGCCAAACAGCGCGGCGTTCTGGTGACCTCGGACGCTTACGGGCGGCTGGTCATCACCCGCGCTTCCACCCGGCGTGCGGGAGTAAGGCTCACCCTCGGCGACAATATTCTGGCCGCACGGGGGCGTTTCAGCTGGCGTGAGCGTGCCAGCCAGTACATCGTCAAGGGCTCTGCCAGTGCGGGCGGTGCGACGTGGGACGACCAGCCGGTGAAGATGGTCGGTGGACGCCAGACCGTTGTCAGTGACCCGGAGATCACCCGCTATCGTCCGAAGATTCTGGTCAACGAGGACAGCCTGACGGTCGGCGGTGCCAGTGCCCGTGGTGAGTGGCATAAGGCTTACGTGCTGGGCGAATCCAACACCACCGAAATCACTGTGGCGGGCTGGCGTGAAAACGGTGCTACAGGGCCGCTGTGGGATACTAACCGACTGGTGCCGGTGACCGATGAAATCCAGCAACTCGACGTCACCTGGCTGATTAAATCTGTGTCATTTATGGAAAGTGACAGCGGCCGTCTGACCGTACTGACACTGGCACCGCCTGAGTCGCTGGATATGCCCTCGCAGAAGGCGAAGAAGAAAGGCAAAAAAACATCCGTGGGGGTCACGTGGGACTAAAAGAAGCGAATTTCGGGCGTTCCTTTGCTGAGCTGGGCCGACGTCTGCGCCTTATGGTAGACCGGGCTCTGGTTCGTATTGTGACGGACAGCCTCGGTCGGCAGAACCTGCAGGTGCAGTCTCTGGCCGACGAGACCAATGACGACGTCGAGCGCTTCCAGAATTACGGGTTTTCCAGCGTTCCACCTGCGGGTTCTGAGGCGATAGTTGTCGCCGTGGGTGGACGTCGCGGCGGTCTGGTGGCCATCGCCGTCGAGGATAAAGGGAGCCGTCCCCGTGGCGGCGAAGAAGGCGACGTTATTCTTTATCATCAGGAAGGCCATATTATTCGTCTGAAAAAGAATGGCGTGATTGAAATAACAGGGAAGACGGTAAATGTGGTTGCCGAAGAGAGCTGTGACATTATCGGTAAACAGATAAATATCACCGGCCCCACTTCTTTCAGTGAAGATATCCATGTTCAGGGAAAAAGTTTCCTCGACCATATTCATAAGGATGGTGACGGTGAAAACACGACTAAACCCTTATGACCATCAGAATAAACTGGCACCTGCCCGCTGGCGGCGACATCGAGATTGAACACAATGGCCTTTCGTTTGACGAGGGCCTTGTTTCTTTGGTGTATATCTGCCTGTTTACTGATGCTCGGGCCGATACCAGCGACGAAATACCCGACGGCACCGATGACCGTCGCGGCTGGTGCGGTAATTCCTTCAGCGATTTTGAATGGGGCTCAAAGCTCTGGCTGATTGACCGTGAAAAGCTGACCGAAGAGGTCAGGCTCCGCGCGGAGAATTACGCCCGTCTGGCCATGCAACCGTTATTACGTTACGGCTATGCGCGAAATGCGCAGGTCATTGCCACTATTCCCCGTATTAACTGGCTGGCATTAACCATTATTCTCACCCGCCCGGATAAAACCGAGTTAACCGTCGAAATAAAGAAACGCTGGGAGGCGGTAGAAAATGGCTACATTTAATGTCCCGACGCTCCGCCAGCTTATTCGCGCCGGTATTCAGGATTTAGAGATTGAACTTGACCAGGAATTACCGATTGTCGGCGTTGAACGTGCGTTAAATACGGCTTTCAGCGGCGCTTTACGCGACGTGTACGATTATCAGACGTGGATTAAAAACCAGATTATCCCGTCAGAGCAGTCCGCCGACGAAACCATCATTGATACCGCCCGCTATGAGGGTGTGATTCGTAAGGCCGCATCCTATGCCAGCGGCCCGGTCACCTTCACCGGCACCCGACCGCTGCCGCTCGATACGGAGATGCAGACGCAGGACGGCATACGCTACCACGTCACCGCCACCAGTGACCCGTCAGCGGGCAAAATCACCGTCACCGTGCAGGCTGACGAGACGGGCCTCAGCGGCAACCTGACGGCGGGCGACGTCCTGACTCTGATTTCCCCGGTGGCCGGGGTTAACAGCGATGGCGTGGTGGCGGATGCCGGTATCTCCGGAGGCGCGGACGTCGAGTCTGTGGCCGAGCTGCTGACCCGTCTGCTGTACCGCAAGCGTAACCCGCCAACCGGCGGCGCGCTGCATGATTACGTTATCTGGGCCACCGAACTGCCGGGTATCAGCCGGGCATGGGCCTTTGACTGCTGGCACGGGCTGGGTACGGTGGGCCTTGCATGGGTCTACGACCAGCGCACGGACATTATCCCGACCGGCACCGACCGCGAGGCGATGCAGGCGTACCTTTTCCGCCATCAGGACCCGGCAACCGGGACTTACGTCGGCAAGCCCGGTGGTATCGAGGTCTGGCCCATCCCGCTGACGCTCAAGCCGGTGCCGCTGACCATTCGCGTCATCCCCGACACTGCCGCCATCCGTTCTGCGGTCACCCTGAGCCTGCAGGCGCTGTTCCGCTCGGTCTCACCGGGCGACACGCTGCTGCTCTCTGCCATCCGAACGGCCATCGGCTCATCGACAGGTGTCACCGACTACGAGCTGGACCTCACCACCAATCAGGCCAGCGAGAACTATGAGCTGCTGACGCTGGGAGCAATCACATGGCGCATCGTGTAGAAGACTGGCAGGACGTCCTGCAGCAGCTGATGCCGCGCGGTAAAGCGTGGCCACGCGACCAGACGGCGGCGCTGACGTCACTGCTCCGGGGCTTCAGTTCCCGCCTGCAGCTGGCGGAGGCGAACGCGGATTTGCTGGTTACCGAGATGCGCCCGGAGACCACCGACCTGCTGCTGGCCGACTGGGAGGACTATCTCGGTCTGCCGGACTGCAACGCCATCCCGGACGGCTTCGACCGCCGTCGTGATGCCGTGGTGGAGAAGTACCACCGCAAGGGCGGGCTGGCCACCTGGCAGATTGAGCAGGCCGTGAAGGATGCGCTGGGCTTCACCATTCAGGTGACCGAAATCCTGCCACATCACGTGATGCGCGACATCATGTATCCGATTTATTCGCACAAATACCGTTACCTGCTGCAGGTGACGGTCACGGATATGCCGATGATCCGCTTTCGCAGTATCAGCAACGTCCTGACACCGTTAATTAGTTTGCAGGCGCAGATACTGGAATGTTTTTTACGTCGTTACCGGCTGGCCGGGCACGATTATGATTTTCTTTACGAGGTTTAATTATGTATCACCTGGATAATGCCTCTTCCGTTCCTGATATGCCCGCCATTAAGCCGGTATTATTTACTGAGCGTCGCTGGTTTACTGAAGGCGGCGACGGTATTCAGCCGAGTTATCCGGGCGCGGACTGGTTTAATGCCATTCAGGCGGAAATGCTGAATGTGCTGGCGCTGGCGAATATCACGCCGGACAAAAACGC